ATTTGGTATTTAGTGTAATTTACTTTAACACTTTAGTGCGTTAAAGGATTTTATGAAAGGTTGTGGTATATTTAATTACTTTTATTTAAATGAAGTTAGTTAGACACCTTTTTCGATTTTGACTAATGGGTAGTTCAACTATTGAGACATTAAAAAAACAATTTAGAATGGTCAGAAAGGATTGATTGATAAATGATTATGAAAGGAAAAGTAAAGTTACGAAAAATTTCAATTGCATATGGCACGATGTTTGCGAGAATAATTGTATGAATTGTGAATTTGGTGCGAACATAGAAGTTTTGGCTGAAAGAGAATATCGAGAAAGTCTAAACGAGAGACAGGAATATTACCTTGATATTATTGCAGATTTTAATGACTAATAAAATTTAGTTTTAAAAAATAACATAATGAGATAAGATCTACATAACAACAGAAAGGAATGTATGACATTGAATAATTTAGAAAACAAACAGAATGATTGCCGTAATTATGAAACAGAATCATTTTTAATTGGTGCTGATGGTTCATTTAAAATACATACTGAACCTCCTACATCAAGTGCAATTGAAACAGTGTTTGAAATAATGCGTACTGAGGATGAAAAAATCGTTTATAACATAGAGAGACTGTTATACTTTAATTCGGAACAAGAAGAAGCTATATTTTGGCAGAAATGTATTGATAGTTTGATTAATTATGCCGGTAAAGGATTAAACTATAATTTTAAGAGAATCCCTATTATGCCATTTGCCTATTCACAGAATGTGTGTTATGTAATTAACCGATTATTAAAAATCGTAATAGACAACGATAATATGCAAAATCAAACTTTCGATACTGTAGCATCTTTAGCAAATTGTTGCTTAACTATTTTGCAAGATAAACGATATGATACCATTGAAGATTTGATCAATGAGGTATCAATCTGTGTTTTCGTGATGTTAATTTCAACTAATCTTGATTTAACTAATCTTGATTTGCAAAATATAAATATTTAAAATTCAATAATAGTATTGACAGGAGTGTGATATTTAATTAATTACAATAGGGGTGTTACAGCATAGCTAAGTCAACAAGTATGGCTCAAAGCAAAGCTGTAAATATACCGTTATTGGACGGTAAAGATGTGTATATTGCAAATCATTATATTAACAATAGTTTGAACGGATATACACTTAGAGACAAATTTGGTGACTTAAATATAAAGAAATTTGTCGCCACAATGGATTATAGTTTAGACTTAATTAAATTGAATGATGTTTACAAAGAAGTTTATCGAAATAGAAATTTTTATGAATATGTTGGCAGAAATAAAAAATATACAAGACATGTTATAAATGTCACTTTTAAATACAGCAACAAACTTTACAATCGGGCTGGTTCAGGTTTATATATTAAATTCGGTTACTCCCCTACCGAAATTATATTAGAAAATAATACTTGCATTAAAGATGGTACTTTAATAGCTATTCGAGTATTACCAGATGGTAAAGAAAAAAATATTACAGAAGATTATCTTGTGAAGTCTCCCCTTTCACAAGAAATCTTAGGTGAATATTTTTTTTATGATGAAGAATTATCTGTTTATAGAGCTAAAGATAATATTGAGACATTAACCTCGATTTCTGACATTAGAACTGATTTATATGAAAATGGTTTTGTTTGTGACGGAATTAAGTATGTACGATTTAAACGCAGTAGTGGTAGCAGTCGTGTAGGTAAATGTCTATTTATTGACGAAAAATTATACAAAAAGATGCACAAATGGGAAATGTGTGGATTAAATGTAAAGAATGGTGTTAAATGTGATTTGGCGAGTCTTGAGCCTTATATAGCATTAACTCTTTCTTCTATCATAGACACAATAACCATTGAACCAAATGAAATTCTTGTCATCCCCGATTATGAAAGCAAATTTACGACAACTTGCGTTGCTACAGAACTTGATAAAGATAATAGACTTGTTTCGTCAGCAAAACAAGTTGATATGTCAAATAGCATTTGGGATGGACAGTCTTTATTAGATGTTAGTAAATTTGAGGACTACAAAAATTATGGTATGTTGTTATTGCGTACACGCTTTTTTAAATCTGCTTGTTTTAATACTAATATTCAGCAGTGGTTTACTGATAACGGAATCACTGACATATCGCAATTAAATGGATATACTCAAGCCACAAAATTGTCTGATATTAAATTAATTACTACTCCAAGCAGTATTAAATATTTAAAATTTGGTTCTTTAGAAGATTGGCTATGGACAATTGAACCACAATTTGGTGTTGTGAAACACGAAAAGCCTACTCATTATTTTGATGGTAGAATGGTTCAAACACATTATCAATTGCTTAATACTTTGCAATTAACGAAAGATGAAGTAGAGAAATTTATTCAACCTACAATTGACTATATTATGAAATTGAAAACAGATAGTGCTGTATTTAGACATCATATTAAATATTCAATTCCTGAATATACAAATGCTGAATCTCAACAATTGGCGAATAAAAATGATATTGTATATTACTTACTTGGACTAAATAATAAATTTAGCCAAACTAAAATGTACAAAGACTTTTGTAATGAAACTGTCAAGGCATTTGTTAAAAACTGTCGTAAAGGACATATCTTCGTACATGGTAATTACTCAACACTATTTGGCAACCCTATCGAAATGCTACAAAGTTGCATTGGACAATTTAATGGAGAACCTAAAATTAAAGCAGGTACAGTACATTGTACGATGTTTAATAACGGTGATAAGTTAATAGGAAGTCGTTCTCCTCATGTTACAATGGGAAATATTTTATGTTGCCAAAATGTAATATATGAGGACATCAATAAATATTTTAATTTAAGTAATGAGATAGTATGTGTCAATAGTATTCGTGATAATTTATTAGAGAGATTAAGTGGTTCAGATTTTGATTCTGATACTGTTTTGTTGACAGATAATAAGATATTATATCAAGCTGCAATTCGTAATTATGATAATTTTCTTGTGCCGACAAAATTAGTGTCAAGTAAAAAATGTGAGCGTAGATATACGGCACGAGATAAAGCCGAACTTGACATTAAGACAGGAACAAATAAAATTGGAGAAATCATTAATTTATCTCAAGAATTAAATTCTAAGTTATGGGAATTAATTTATAACGGATATGATATACAATCAAATGAGGTACAATCACTTTATGCTGATATTGCACAATTAGATGTGATGAGTAATTTAGAGATTGATTCGGCTAAAAGAGAAAATCCGGCAAACAATTCTATGGAGCTTAAATTATTAAAAGCTAAATATGCTGTATATGATAACAAAGGTAGATATGTCCGACCACTATTTTTTAAATATTTGGATAAGTATAAGGGGTATGACAATAATCGAAAACATTATCGGCTTTATAATACTACGATGGATTATGTCGAACTTGCTTTAAATAAAATACCTCGTGTAAGAAATAATGCTCCCCTTTTAAATTTATCAGATATTTTTAAATCATCTAATGCAATTGATGGACAAGTGTATTATGAACAAGTTGAGCGTATATTGTCCGCCATTCAAGATACTAAAGACGAAATTGGTCATTTGTGGTCAAAGTATAAATCTAAAACTGGGAATGTCAATAAAGGTGAAGATGCCTTCTCTTATGAGCAGTGTTTAAAGATGACAGAAGAAACAAAAGAAGATTGTGTAGAATATATTAATTCACTTAAAATTTCTAAGAAAACAATGCGTTATCTTTTGTCTTTAATCGAAAAACCCACCCATAAAAATTATTCAGCATTATTTTTATCAGCAATATTCACTTACCACAATATAAATTTTGATGAATTAGTTGCCGATAGTCAAGAAAATGTATTTCAAATTAAAGAATGTCCGATAGAATCAGAACAGTATGATATTAAGTTATATGACTTTAATTACCGATATGTAAGTAATATGAATACATAAAAAATAGCTCATTTTTTGCAAAAAACAGCAAAAAACTAAGTTTTTTAAATTGAAATCTTTAAAAAAGCCAGTATTTAAGCCATTTTTTATGATAAATAAAAGATGTATATGGTAAAGAGAGTGAATCTCCCCATCACTCTCTTTAAATATAATTTAGAAAGAGTGATTTATTTTTGTTCCCTATTACAAAGGAAGAAAGTATAAAAATCAGAAAAAAATATCCTGAAGCAGAAATCAGAAGAACTGTTAAGCAGAAAAGTAAGAGGCATAAATATTTTTGTCCAGAGATAAAAAAATATCTTGTATTAATCAAAGACACGAATGAGGTAGCTTGTTCAATCTATACACGAAAGAGAAAATACTTTAATGCTTAATCCAAAATATCAGCAAAAACCTAATGAAAATTGGCGTGATTATGGAATTAGGTTGATTGGCACATTAATTGAACAGAGACCAGATGATTTAGAATGGCAGGATATAGTAGATGCTTTAAATTTAAATATACATAGAGATAGTTTAAGGAAAGCTCAAAACACGGAATTTGGCGGTTATGCTATTTACAAGTATATGTTAGATAAAATTGATAAACTTAGAGCAGAAAATCAAAATTGCACAACTGACGAAGATTATCTTGCAAGCATTAAAGAAGAACGAAGAAAACTTGAAAATGAAAAATATAAAATTCGTGATGAACGCAGTGAATTAAGACGATTACAAAGAGAAGAATCTCGTAGAGAAAGCTTTATTGATTTAATTAAACGAGTATTAAGTGACAATATAGAACCTTTGCCCTATTCGGCTTCTAATTCAAATAAATGTGAATTGGCAGTTATGGATAAAGGGATTAAAGATGTAGATGAATCTACTTTGATTATACCCATTACAGATGTACATACTGGTATAGTATGTAAAAATTCTTGGAATAGTTACAGCTCTGAAGAACTGATATGTAGATTACATTCATATTATCAGCAAATATGTGCTATTCGTAAGAGACATAATGCTCATAATGCTGTTATTGTGCTTGGTGGAGATTTAATTAGTGGTATAATTCATAAAAATTTACGGATAGAGAATAATGAAAATGTTATTGAACAATTAAAATTAATTTCTATTTACTTGACAAATTTTGTTAAAGATTTATCAGAAGAATTTAAAGAAATTAAAGTTTATTCTGTTAATGGAAATCATTCACGAATAATGGAGAATAAAGAAGAAGCACTAAAGGGTGAAGAGTTGGATGCGTTAATTCCGTTTTATATGAAGGCATCGTTGCAAAATTTCCATAATGTACATATATTCACTGAAAATTCAACTGACGATACAATGGTTGCTTTTAAAATTTATGATAGATTATGGTACGCAGTACATGGAACATATGACAATCCGGCAAGTGTTGTTCAGAATTTGACAATGATGACAGGACTTAAACCTGACGGTGTTTTAATGGGGCATAAACATACTAATGCTCTTTTGAGTGTGCATGATACCAAAGTTGTACAAAGTGGTTGTTTATCAGGTGTGGATAATTACGCAATTCAAAAAAGACTTGCAAACACATCCGAACAATTTATAGTAGTCAGTACACCTAATAGTACAATTGAATGTTTATATGATGTTCAATTAGCAGAGCCTTCTGTACAAAAAGCGAAAACAACAATTATAAATTCAACGAAAGAAAAGAACGAGCTGTTATAACTCGTTCTTTTTTCTATTTTTTTAGTGTAACAAGTAAGGTGGTGATTGGATGCCTGTAAGAAGTAAAAAAATATGTCTACTTGACTATGATAAGTTAAGTAAAGTTAATCCTGAAACGCTTAAATTATACAAGAAATATGAAGCTGATATGGCTATTCGAGAATTGTCCAAAAAATCTATTGCAGTGTATTACAATGACCTTGTTAATTGGTGGATGTACATTTATGACTATCAGGATAATCGCTCAGTAAAAGAAATTAACGAAGATGACATTATTGAATTTATTTATTTCTGTAAACAGAATGGTAATAACACTGAAAGAATAAAGCATAGAATGGCTTCAATTTCAGCTTTTTATAAATTTTTAAGAAAAAGAAAACTAATTGTAGAAAACCCAATGGATTATGTTGACCGTCCAAAAAAAGGTCAAGCTGTTGTTAAGCAGACTTTTTTAACTGTTGAACAAGTAGATACAATGAGAAAAGTCTTAAAGCAGAAGATTGAAGATAGTAAAAATAAATCCTTGCGTTGTCAACATGACTCGATTATGTTGAGGGTGTATGCAGAATTTTCGCTTATTACAATGGCAAGAATAAATGCTATTGCTAATTTGCGTTGGGAACAAATTGATTTTGCTGAATGTGTCGCAAACGATATTGTTGAAAAATTAGGCAAAATTGTAAGTTTATACTTTGACGAGAGCACTAAAGAGTATTTGATTGAATTACAGAATTTCAGGAAAGAAAACGAAATTAATGATAATGGATGGGTATTTTATTCTATGGCATCGCAGACAGGCAATCATTTATCAACAACAGCCTTATCTGATATGTGCAAAGAAATTGGACAAATGATTAGTGTTCCTACCCTACATCCACACGATTTTCGTCATAGTGGTGCTACTTTGTACAAGAATGCAGGAATGTCTTTAGAAGAAGTTTCACATTGTTTACACCATGAGAGTACAGAGGTTACTCGAAAATTTTATATCAAAGAAAATGACACTGAATTAAGGGCGAAAAAGAATCAGTGTCATATTTAAAGGGCGGTGAGCGTTAGTGGCAAACAATACAACTACCAAAACTCAGCGTGAATATAAATGTAAAATATGTGGAAAGTCATATAAAAATATTACAGGTAATTTTTATAAATCTGCTAATTCTTTATATTTCATTAGCAATAATGGCATTATAGATGTGTGCGTAGATTGCTTAAAGGAGTTATTTAGTCAATTAAGTAAAAAATACGATTCTGATAGAATGGCACTTATTGCAATTTGTGCTTTAACCGATTGGTATTACGATGAAAGTGCATATAATACAGCGATAAAAAATCGAGAAGAATTTAGTATTGGTGTATATGCAAGACTTATGAACACTGTTAAGTACAAAGGAAAAACTTTTATTACCAGTGTTGCAGAGAAAAAACTGGGAGAAACAACCATCCAAATGGTTGAACAGACTCATGATGTGGGTTGGAATGATATTGATAAAAAGAACAGAGACACTGTAATTGAAATTTATGGATATGATCCATTCCCTGATAATGATTTTTCAGATAAAAGTAGAAAATATTTATTTAATACAATAATAGATTTTCTTGATGAAGAAACTCAAGAAGATGCTTTCAAGAAATCACAAATCATTCAAATTGTGGTTAATAACGAAATGATTCAAAGGTGTAATGCAAAAATTGCTTCTTTAGATGAAACAAGAGATCTTGAGCAGATTAAAAACTTAAGTAATATTATTACCTCGAAAGTTAATGACAATGATAAAATCGCAAAAGAAAACGAAATCTCTGTTAGAAATCGTAGTAATAAAAAACAAGGCAAAGGTACATTTACAGATTTGCAAAAAGAATTAAGGTTAAAAAACTTTGATGAAGCAGAAGCAAATTATTACAAGCAATTACAATCTGAGGGCAGTGCATGGGCTGTTAATCAATCTATGCAAGCAATAAAGAAAAATTCCTTTTTTGATGAAAGTGACCAAAAAGAAATTGTAGATATACAAAGAGAACTGATAGAAAAAAAGGATAAGGCATTAGATGATGCTTTAGAAGAAAACAGATTATTGTATGTAAATATTGAGAAATATAAATCTCGAATAAAGGAACTTGAAAATAAAAATAGTGAACTTAATGAAGAGTTGACAAATTTTAATAACAAACATAATACAGGTGATGACGATGAGTAGTTGTCAATTTATTATGTCTGAGCGTAAACGCAGAATTTGTGAATTAGATGCTAAAAGTATTGCTTTTTATAGAAAAAACCCATGTATAGCTTGTGAAGATTTACTTGGTATCAAGCTTATAGATAGCCAAAAGTACATATTGCAATCTATATGGAATGCTGGCCATTCAACATTGTGCTGTTCCAGAAACTTCGGAAAATCTTTTCTTGGTGCAGTATTTATGCTTTTAAAAGCTATTTTATATGAAAATCAAGCAATTTATATTGTATCTTCTGTTGGTGATCAAGCTAAAGAAACTTTTACTAAAATTGAAGAGATAGTTCTTAACACAGGTAAAACTGCAAATTCTATTAGAAGTTTGAAATCAATTGTAAAAAATGAAGTTGTAATTACTCCACCTTCACAAACAGGATTTTCACATTCAGCCAGTGGTTATCATGTTAAATTCTTTAACGGTAGTGAAATTTATACTTTAAACTCGAAACCTGACAACAACAGAAGTAGAAGAGCTACCCTTGTATTTTTTGATGAAGCAGCGTTTTGTGAAGATGATCTTATTTTAGTTTGTGAAGCATTTGCGACACAGAATATGGATTTTGAAACTTCTACTGATGAATTGTACAACCCTAAAACAGCAAAAAGGCAATGTCCGACACAATTAGTTTATGCTTCTTCTCAAGGCGGTACTGATACGGTGTTCTACAAACATTATAAAGAGTTTGCTAAGAGAATGATTGCTGGTGACAGAGAGTATTTTTGTTGTGATATGGATTGTATGACGGCTATAAATGTGTATTTAGATGGCAAGAAATGGACTCCTCTTTTAACTATGGATAAAGTTGAAGCTGCTTTAAAAGGTAATAGACAAAAAGCATTAAGAGAGTATTATAATCAACCAATTGTTGATGGTGGTGTAAATCAAATTGTCAAAAGAGGTATGATTACTCGAAATGAATCTTTTATTTTACCGACTTTATTTAGAGACGGTAAGAACAAATATGTTTTAGCATTTGATCCGGCTCGTACTTTTGATAACAGTGTAGTTACTGTAATGGAAGTTTGCTATGACAAAGAAATAGGATACTATGGTAAAATCGTCAATTGTGTTAATCTTGTAGATTTAGGCAGTAAACGAGGATATAAGTTAGATTCAAATAAACAGGTTGATATTATTAGACAAATGTTAATTGATTATAATGGCGGTGCTCCTGATTATGAGTATCTATACAAACTTTTAGTTGATGCTGGTGCTGGTGGTGGTGGTCAACAGTATGGCGATAGATTATTACAATCTTGGACTGATGTCAACGGAAAAAAGCATAAAGGGCTAATAGACGCTGATTATAGACTGTTTGAAGGATATGAAGATTTATACCCAGACAATATAGATAAACTTGAATTAATTGATCCAAGATCTGAAAAGCGGATTATGGTTGAAGAAATGATTGAAATAGTATCAATGGATTTGATTAAATTCCCAAGAGAATATTCAGGCAAAGGCTCAATTAGAGTTTATGAAAGCAATGGTGGCGGAGAAGAAAATGAAGAAAGTTATAAGGACATAATACTATCTGATGAACAAGAAGCAGCTTTGTATAACATTGATAGTTTAAAAACTGAAGTAACTTCTATTCACCGTTTTACTAATAATTCAAGTAAAAATGTTTATTATGCTTTGCCGAAAGATAAAGAAAATAAAATGCACGATGACCGTTTTTATACATTCATTATGTTGTGTCATTTTTTGTATCAATTAAGACGAGAAGATAATTTTAGTTCGGTAATGAACAGTGACGCATATACTTTTCAACCTTTGTATAATTGAGAAAGGAGTGATAAAAAATAAGCATATTAGATAAATTATTTGGCGGTAAAAGAGAAATAAATGATAATCTAAATATAAAAAATAATAAGCAAGATAATAATGAATTGTGTGCCAATAACAGTGAAATAAATTCACATGATTATTCACAAATAAATTTCGCTCCTGACCTTGTTGAATATTGTAACCATCGTCATTTTAATGGTGAGTTACTTTATTCTTTATCACAAGTTGAAACAATTATATCTCATCCACAAGATTACCCAGTGGCTGCAAGGAAGTTGGGACAATGGGCATATAATACAGACGGTGCTATTAAATCAGGAATTAATAAAATGTCTACGATGCATTATTTAAGCTATGTATTATTTAGTCCAAGTTCAAAAGGTAAAGATGAATTGGTTTTAAAAAACAAGCAAAAGTTTAATGCTACTTTAAGAAAAATTCGATACAAAAATTTTTTTAGAGATGGCATTAAGAGAGTTTCGATTGAAGGAACGGCTTATTATTACTTTGATGTTCAAAAGAGAAATTCAAGTGTCGGAAAATATATGAGTGACATAGATGTTTCATTTATTCAAGAAATAAATAATAAGAAAAATTTAGATTATGAAGTCAATTTATATTCTTTACCCTTTGAGTATTGTCGGTTGGTAAGTCGTCAAAATGGAATACCAATTATAGCTTTTAATGTCAAATATTTTACCGAGAACTGTGTTTCAGAAAGTGAAATTCAAAGGCAGTTAGCAACTATGCCATTAGAAATTGGTAAAGCTTTTGATAAGTGGAGAAAGACAGGAAACGAAGGTAAAAATTGGATAGTTCTTGATTGGCGTAAAACAATTTATATTACTAATGGCAGTACAGACAGAGATAAATGGGGTGTTCCACTTGCTCTAACCTCTCTTGATGAAATTATGTATGCTAATTATTTTGTTGATACTAAACGAGGTGTTTTGAGTAACATCAATAATAATTTAGTTTATGAAACATTTCCACTTAGAGGTGATGGCTCAGGTAAGAGTACATTGACAGATGCTCAACAGAGAGAACAGCATAATGTATTAAAAAATGCAGTTTCACAAAAGAGTAATAGTCAAAGAACTGCTGTAGTATCATTGGCTGCTGGTACACAGTTAAATAATTTAAAAATAGACACAAGTTTATTTGATGAGAAAAACGAAAAGTCAATTAAGGATAATATAGCTGAGTCATTAGGTTTTTCTCCATCAGCTTTATATGGCGGTTCAAAGTCAAGTGGCTCAAATTATGCAACTGCTCTTTTGAATTTGGAGTTAGTAGCAAGTGATACATATTCAATTATTGAAAAGATCGTAGATGAATTAAATAAGTGTATCAACTTTAATATTATTAAAGATGTTAATAATATAGTAAATATGTACATTCTTCCTATTACATCCTTTAATAGAGATAAATATTTTGATAAGTTTAAATCTATTTATTCAGATTGCGGTGGTGCTATGACACCTTTGATTGCTGCAACCGGTATAGAACCTGATGTTTATATTGATATTATGAAATTTGAACGAAATCAAAATTATGAAGAATTATTCCCCCCACATCAATCAATGTACACCTTGAGTAATAAAGATAAGCAACAAAATACAGACGATAAAGGTGGCAGACCTGAAAAGGATAGTTTAGAGAACGAGAATACAATAATATCTAAAAATAATAATGCAAATATTTCCCCTTCTCCAAATTAATAAATTAAATATTAATAATACTCTAAGACCGCTACTATAAGCGGCTTTTTGTATATATGGAAGATGGCGAGTGAACCTTCCAGCCTTAATGCTTTTGAGCAGGAGGTGAAGTTATAAAAAATGTTTTTATATGAAATTAGCAATCAACAACAAGCAGGCTATGTTAAATGCAAATTAGCACTTCATGAAATATTTGATAGCAATGACAAATATCAGAACAATGGTATTTCATGGCAAGAACCATATGTAACTAATAATTTAAAGTCTGCTATTGGCGCATCAATTACTGCCGAATTTACAGATGACGATAAAACAGAAATTTGGTCACATGGTATGACAGGATATCGCAATGGAGTATTGCAATGTGCAAATGCAAGTATTGTTGGAAGTATTGTAGATGCATATGTGACTGATATTAATTTAGATGGAAAATTTATAAAAGTGCTTATGGCAGATTGTAAATTAGATTATATTCGGCATGGAGCATTTATTGATCATTATAGACAAATGTTCAAAGAGCATGGACATATGTATGGTTCTGTTGAAATAACAGGTACGGCAGAAAACAATAATCAAATTGTTTATAAGGATAATTTTACTGGCACAGGACGAGTGCCGACAGAATATGAATATAGCGGTTTTGCATTATTGGATTCTTTTGTTGGACAAGGCGATGATGCGGCAATAGTTGTTGAATTAAATGCTAAACATACACAAGGAGGAAAAGAAATTATGGATATGGCACAGTTGGTTAATGAAATCTCTCAGAAGATTTCTGATGAAGTTAATAGCCTTAAAGACGAGTTTAAATCAAAGAAAACAATTGAAGAACTTGAGGCTCAGGTGTCGGAACTCAATGAGAAAATTACAAGTCTGAATGACACGATTAATAGTAAAGATGTAACAATCACAGAGCTAAATCAGCAGATTGAGGATATTAAAGCCGAAAAATCTGCTTGTGATAATAAGCTTTCAGAGATTGAAAAAGTTAATGAATGCAACTCTTTAGAAGAAGCATTGAAACCTTTTAGTGAAGATGAGAAAAAGTGTGTAGAGGTTGAAATTAATTCATTTAAGGAGAGTCCATTTGATAGCAAGATGTCTATAGATGAAATCGTTACTAAAATTAAGGCTACTGCATTTGATAAGATTCAGGCTGATAAGAAATCAAGTGAAATTAATTCACTTGGCATAGGTTCATTGTTTATTGATGTTGATATGCCTGACGAAACAAGCCTTGAAAAAACAGAAGAAACTGATATTTTTGATATTTAAAAAAGGAGAGAATAATTATGGTTAAGTTTAAAATGGTTGGCGACTATAAGAACGCTCGTAATATTGGCAATCTTAAAGCCTCCGTAAATTTTAAGAATGGTAATCTTGTTACCGTTGACAGAGCAACAGGCACTGTTGCTCTTCCGACAGCTACTACTGCAAAGAAAGGTCTTTGGCTTGTACAGAATGAAAGAGAACCAGTAGAATATATCGGTTCTACACCTGAAAACATTATAGCTATTGGTGAGCCAGTAAGACTGTTTGATACAGCAACACTTAAAGATGTTGTTCTTGAAATTGACGATTCTGTACTTACGACTGATTACGCTTCAATTTCAAAGGGCGATACACTTGTAGCTGACACAAAGGGTAATTATGTAAAGTCCGCTGACGCTACTGGTTATGAAGTTACATTTACCGTTCTGGAAAAGACAAACTACTGCGGTCACGGTCTTAGTATTTCTGTAAATGTTTGATAAAGGAGGAATGAATAATTATGTTTTCAATTGAGCTTAATAACGCACAGAGAAAAGAAGTAAGAGTAAAGAATGTTGATAAAATCAAAAGATATGCTGAAATTAATATGGCACTTCTTACAGGTCAGGATACAACTGCGTATGGTAAGGAAGTTGATGAAGTAGTTAAGTTTATGTCTCAGCTTGGTGCAAGAGCTGCACAGAATGATGAGACAGCTAAAGCTGAAATTAATACAATTGTAAAGATTGGTATTGAACCACTTCTTGTAAAGCAGATGCAGGTTTATCAGCTTTTTGGTAATTATAGATCTATTGGTATGGATGAAACTCCTGTTGTACATACATGGACATATGAAAGTCTTAATGCTGATATTCAGGCAAAGGGTTCAGATGTATCATTTGCTGACCGTAAAGAAGTTAGTTATGCTATTCCTACAAGAACTATTTCTGCTGGTATGAGATACAATTATCGTGACTTTGAGTCAAAGAATTTTGTAGGTACAAACGCACAGGAAATTGAGCAGATTCAGACAACAATGCATAATAAGGGTGTTGCTTATGTTATTGATACAATTGTATCAGCTTTAAAGAATAACACAACAGGAGTAAAGTTCTACGGTGAATATAATGACGAACCAACACAGACTGCTATTGATGACATGATTAAGAAGATTCGTAGAATGGGTAAGGTTAGTATTCTTGGTGATTTTGATAAGATTGCTACAATTTCGGGTTTTAACGGTTATCAGAATCCAAACTCAACAACGCTTCCCTTCTATACACCTTCACAGGTTGATGAAATTGCAAAGCAGGGTTATAACGGTGATTACAAGGGTTCAAGTCTTGTTGTACTTCCGAACGCTTATAATTTCACAAAGCCTCTTGCAGATAAGACTGCTTTTGAGACTTATTATAATCCAGATCACATTTTCTTTGTACCACAGAATGGTCAGTCTCCTATTAATGTTATTCGTAGAGGTGGCTTGACAACAATGACAGGTAATGATGTATCAACAGGTTCAATTCTTACAAGATTTGATATGGAAATTGGTGCAGATGTTGTTAAGGGTAGAGAATTTGAGATTGGTTGCCTTACAAAGTCAGCGTAATAATTATACTTAAATTAATTATTTTGTTTAATACGGACAGGTTAGTTATCTAATCTGTCCGTAAATATATTTATAAAGGAATGATATTTTTTTGGCAAGAGGAACTACAGAAGCGACAATTAACACTGAAGGTAGAATTGCTATTACCAATTTGCGTGGATATGCTTTGCATTTTCGTGATAGTGATAATCGCTCTGATATTATGATTCCCGCAGGTGTAAAAGGCTGGAAAGGCTTGACTTATAGAGAAGTTGAAAATCAAGTGGCAATGGACAACAAGATGTTTACTGGAAGTGATACCAAAGGTTCTAATGCCCGTATAGTAATTGATGATGAATCGGTCAGGAAAGCTATTTTTCACATTGATAATATTGATGAATTAAATACTAAAACTTTAAGTTTAGATAGTGTTAAGAGTTTACTTAAAATTACAGATATAAAAGCATTTAGAGCAGAAATTGCCAAATATGTTAATAATGAAGGTGACAAACAGGCATTTATTGATCTTGCAAGTCAGGCTGGTATTGATAAAGCAACGGTTGCTCAGAAAAATGCAATTGAAAAAATAACAGGTTATAAATTTTCCAAGAAGGCTGAAGATGGTGAATAAAAAATAATTTTTTAGGAAGGGTGTTGTGTGTGAGCGAATTTGAACAAATTATAGAAATTTTTGAAACTAAATATGTTGATGCTTCAACTCTTCCTAAAGAGTTAATATCATTGTGGGCGAAGCTTGCAATTGCAGATTACGAAAGAGAAGTAAGTTCTTTAAATTTTGATGTACAAAATGAAGTTTTTAAGAACGGCATATCTTTAACAACTATGGATGTAATAGCCAATATTATGAAATTGTATTATCTTGAAAGAGAATTTGATCGTCAAAATAAAAAAATTAATATTGTTGGTAAAGATTTATCTCTCAATGATACTTCAAATGCTAAGAAAATGACTTTAGCGGAATTGGAGTATTTTAAATCTAAAGTAAATTTATTACTCGATCAGGCAAAAATGCCTGCATATGGTGGTGAGTCGAATGGCTAAAGAATGGACTCAATTTGCTTCTCCCCCATCCTATACTGGTGGAAATGAATCAAATGATTTTAATTTTTTTAAAGAATTATACTTAGATGATATTTTCGATAGTCCACTTGGTAGTGATTTAAAATATTATCATGGAAAACCAAATCTTGTAAATGATAATGGTGTTTCATTTAAGGGGGTAGTCCAGCAAGTCATTTCTGACAATGATGATAGCAGTAAAAAAAGACAAGTCTTGTGTTCAGTAGGCACTTTAACAAGTGGAGACTACATTAAATACAAGGATAATTTTTGGATTGTTGTTGGATTAGTTGATGATAATAAATTTTATGAAAAGGCAATTATTTATTATTGCAATTGGGTTTTAAAATTTACATTATCGCCTGATTTCGGAAGTAAAGTTACTGAATACCCTGTATATTGCACTAATTCTACTCAGTATAATAGCGGTGTAAAAAATGCTATAAATACAAAGTTTGGCAGTGCTCAATATTTAGTTTATATTCAAAGTAATGATGAGACTAATATGGTTGAGAGAGATACCAGATTTTTAATTGACAAAAATAATTTAAGACCAACTGCTTATAGAATTACGCAGGTAGATGAAACAAGTAAGTCTTTTAATAACAAAGGCGTCAACATTTGGACTATTATGGAATGTCAGACAGAATATATGAATGATGATATACATAATGGTATTGCAAATAAAGTTAAGCAAGAAGTTGTGAGCGATAGTTATAAAAATCATAATATTTCAACGAATAATCAAAATTTATTAGACGAATGGGCGTGAGCATATCGCAAGATTAGACAATTTAAATATTTATGAAATGCAAATTTTAAAGAAACTTTGTGAGAACATTGATATCCAAAGACTATTGGATAACGGTGATCCATCATATGATCCTCATACTTTAAAATGGGATTATGTTAGACCAGAGGTTTATTATCCTAAAGTTGGCGATGCAGCTCGAACTTATATTACTTTTGGCATTAGTGGAGATGTTTATGGTGGCAAAACAGAAAAAATGTTATATGTTAATTTTTACATTTATTGTCATGACAGTTTGCTACGAACAGATAAGGGTAAAAGAACCACTTTGATTGCTTCCGTTATAGATAAATTGTTTAATGGCACACATGATATTGCATTAGGTGAAATGCAATTAACGCAGTTTGATGGAAATTTCAGTGCCACACAAGATTATCATGGGTATCATTTGATATATGCAGTTCGAGATTTTAATAACCTCTCAAATAGTGACACATTAAGTTATGCAAAATAAAATATTTTTAGACAATTATATTAAAATTAATGATTATGTTGAATTGTACATTCCAACAGTGCGTGAAGTATATAAAAATGAAGATGATTATTATTTGTTATCATATCATTTAACCGCTATGCCTTTCACTCGCAGGGCTGAATTGTGGTTAAATAAAATAGATTACATTACTTTGAATTTTTATGATTTGTTTACTTACGCATTGTATGAAATGAAAGTGCTTGCTTCTAATGATACACAAATGATTACGAAGGTGTTTGGGACACATAAAAAGAGCAACCCAAACATTGGTAATTTATTTTTTAGAGGGTTTGATATAAAAAATATTGAAATCAGATATACAGAGGACAAACATTATCTTGTTGCAGATAGTACAAATCAACATATTTTATTTGATGAAACTGACATAGATAAAACGGCAGAAGTTTTAAGAAAAATTATAGGTGAAAAGAAAGACAATAGAAAAGAGGATGCTAAAGGTGCTTCTGGTAGATATGTTCTTGAACGAGCTGTAAAAGTATTAAAGAGAAAGCTAAAAAAAGAGGCTGAATGTCCACGACAGTACAGTATCATTGAGTCGTATATTGTAACTTTGGTTAATAATAAAGATTTTAAGTATAATTTTGGAACTGTAATGGACATGAGTTATGTCGAATTTATTTTGTCAGCTAAACAAATTTTACAAAATATTCATGTAGCAAATATTGACTTGGGAATATATACAGGCAATATTTTAGCTGATAAATTAACCGATAAAGACCGTTCTTACTTTGCTTTAGAAGTAATTAAGTAAGAATGGTCTTTATTATTTTTAAGGAGGAATTATTTATTATGTCAAAGTTAAATGTAAATAATGTTGTTTTCACAAGCGTTGACACTGTTGATGTGTTTACACCAATGTTTGGCTCATATAAATATACTTGTGATGAAATTACAAGTTTTGTAGTAAATAACGGTCAGACAAACACTGATATTGTTGGTGGTAACGGTGCTATTATTAACACTCTTAAAAGAAATCCTAATGCAACAATTAGTTGGACTGCTGGTGTTGTTGACGCTAATATTATGGCTGATGAACACGGTACAGAAGTTGTAAATGGTGCAGTGACAATTGGTTGGAACGACACCGTTAAGATTGCTTCTAATAAAGCAGAATTAAGTTTTATCCCTGTGGACAACCCACTTATGATTAAGGTTGGTGATATTGAATATACTGTCGGTAAGGCTGCTGAGAAGGGTAAAACAGTTACATATACACAAGGTAGTAAGACTACAAAAGCATCTATTACTTTTGCCGAAGGTGAGTATACAGATGGTACAGAAGTTCATGTAAAGTATGATCGTCAGATTCTTGCAAGTTATGTTGATAGAGTTTCAGATAAGGTTTCTGAAAAGATTGCCATTAGAGTAACTGGACAGTGGGAGGACGCTTGTAACACTGTTCGTAAATGGGAGTTTGATGTTTATACTCTTGACCTTACTGGTGAGTATGAAACAAATATTAGCGACAGTCAGACAAATCAAACTTTTGAGGGTAAAGCCCTTAAGACAAGATGTGGTGGTTCAAAGATTCTTACTCGTTGGAAGTTCTTTGATGAAAATGAAGAGGATTATACTACAGCATAAGGAGTGATAATATGAAGGTTTATAAAACCTGCCCTATTTGCTCTAAGCCTTTTAATCCGTGTAGAATTGGCATTGCTACAACTGGCACTTTTAATTGGAGAGAAGTAGCTTGTTCGTTTGAATGTGGTCAAAAATATCTGCTTAAGATTGAAGAAGAAAAGAAACCTAAATCAGCTAAAGAGTTTGCAGATACGGTAATTGAAGATGTGAATAATTTACAAAATGTTATTATTACAGATGATGTTGACGAAAGCACATCAACCTCTAAGGCTACAGACCTCAAAAGTAATAAAGCCAAAATAAAAAGTAAAACGAAGTCGAAGTTTACTGAGGATGAAATGATTTAAAAACATAATTTTAATAAGGGAAAGTAGGCTTTGTCTATTTTCCCTTATTTTTTATAATGTGATTATTTATGAATAAGAGTAATAGGACAAAATTTAATGTAGATAAAAATACGGCAAAAAGAATGTCCGATGATGGTATTGTTTTTGATAGTATTTTAGAGAAAAATTTTTATCAAGAAGTTATTTTGCCTAATGTGCAAAGTGGTATTATTGTTGAATATGAATTACAAAAAAAATATATATTACAAAATGGCTTCAAGAGAAAAAAACATACTGTAAGGGCAATCACCTATGTAGCTGATTTTTATGTCAAACTATATAACGGGAAAGAATTCGTTTTGGATACGAAAGGTATGCCCGATTCTGTTGCCAAAATAAAAAGAAAACTATTTTGGTATAATTATCCTTTAATTGATTATTATTGGGTAGCATACTCTAAAATTGATGGTGGCTGGTTGGATTATGAGTTTATACAAAAGCAAAGAAGAATTAGAAAACGACATCCTGAACTTGCGTCACATAATAAAATAGAAAATCAAAGATTGTTAGAGGTGAATTTTTTTGAAAAAATTGACAAATACACAGGTTAAAGAATTAACTAAGGTCAAAAGTTACTCGAAAAAATATGTTTTTGATTCGGGTGATGAATTACTATATACAGAATATGGATGGATTGGTCAGGCAACACAATTAGATATGATTACCAGCATAGCAGAACAAGTGTTGTTTATAGATGATGATTATTGTCCTCAGTATTTAATAGTTGCAAATTATATTGCGTGGTTAAGTGTATGTACTGATATACCTCTTGTAATGAAAAAGATAAAACATAACAATAGTGTTATTGAAGTAATTGATTTTGAAACGAATTATAATGTAGCCCAAACATTAATTCATGCCAATGGCATCCCTCTATGCTTGGATGTAGTTGCACATATCATAAAAGAATATGTTGACGATAAACTGATTGTTAATCATAATCGTCTTAAAACTAAATTAGAGACACTTACTTCAAATTGTGAAAGAAGTGTCTCTATTATTATGAATATTAGTAATGAGTTAGAAAAAATATATAAAGATACTGATATTATGACTGGATTACAAGATGTAGCAAATGAAATGAATGGATTAAACAAAAGGTTGGATAGCAATGCCAGTGATAAAATAATAAATATGTTGGCAAACAAAGACAGTGATTAATATGGCAGAATTTAAATCTTTAGCAGACTTATTTAAATCAGTAAATAAGGATATTGATCAAGCTTTAGATAGTGGTGTTAGTGATTATGTAACTCAAGTGGCTATCAGCTATGCTAAACAGAGAGTGTATAATAGATATCGCATTCATTATGAACGCAAATCGAGACCGCATTATGTCAGAAGGAAGAGTCTTTTGCAGGAAGAAAATTGGAATAGCGAACTTGTATCACAACCTGCAATTGAAATTGGTGTTTCAAATCATACTGTAGCAATTTATAATACGGCAAGACCTAATAAGGTATTAAATGATAAAGGCGAAGCAGCGAATAACACAGATGAGATACAAAGTTTGCCTGAATTAATTGAACTTGGACAAAAAAAATATACGCAAAAATTTGGTGGCGTTGGCTATATGTTTAATAATTTATCTACTAATAAATATAGATATTTGCAAGCCAGACCTTTTGTGCAAGCAACTGTAAAACAATTAAATAGTAATGATATATTATCAACGGTATTTGATACTTGTTTGATAATGAATGGTTATCGAATAAAAGATTAAGAGACGGGTTTCCTGTCTCTTTTTTATTTGTAGGTGGTGAATAAAATGGCAGGAAACACTAATCATGAATCAACAATTTTAGTCACAGCTAAGTTGGATGAAGCTCGTAGTGCTGAAGTTATCAATAATCAATTAAAGACTATAAAATCAAAATTAAACAAGGTAGAAGTTGATATCGGTGTTAGTAAAGCAACTTTATCTAAAGGTTTAGGAAATATTAAATCTGACATTCAGAAACAATTTTCAACAATTAAACTTGATTTAGGACAAGCTAATATTGATAATTTACTTAATGAACAAAGTGTAGAAAAAGCAAGAGTTAAATTGCAAAATTTAGCTGCTGAAATAGGTAAAGACTTAGGACAAGTTGATAAAATTAGATTTATTAATTTGCAAAATGGTCTTGTTGATTTTGAGCAAGGAACTCAAGCTGTTGTTACATATGTAGATAAACTTAATAATGGTTTAACAAGAACAACTGATTTAGTTTACAGAATGAATACGCTTGTAGATGAAAATAGTGGTGGGACTATTCAGGAAATGTCTGCAAATGTCTCTCGTATGATTGAAAATTATTCTAAAATGGATAAAGCAAAAAATCAAAGAGAGCAAGCATATTATGAAGAACTACAAAGAACGAATAAGGAATTAGCGGAGCAAGAAAAACAACTTCAAAAAGTTGCACAGGCGGAAAAAACTGTTCGTAGTAACATGCACTCTGCTGGACAACAAATGTATAATTTGCCTACTCCTACTACTTCAACAGAAGCATCTGCAACGGCATATAGTGCAGTAGTGAGTCAATATGAAAAAATAATATTGTTACAACAGCAATATAATAACAGCATGAATGGTACAGGCAAGCCATTGTCTACTGAACAACAGTTACAATCGTTAAAACAAATTGATATTGAATATCGACAGTTGCTTGATTTGGTAAGTCAATATAAATCTGAGGTTACTTATGCTAATAAAGCTGCAAATAGTCAAAATCAAGCAGTTGCAAAGTTACAACAAGAAAATCAGCAACAATCTCTTTTAAATTCAAAAATTGAAAAAGCTCAAGCTGATATTATTGCTTTATCTAATGCTTGGACAAATATAAAGCGAAATCCTGTGTTGTTAAATGAATTAAATCAACTTATTGCTAAGAGTAAAGAGTTGCACACCTTTGCTGACTTAACTGAGTTCAATACACAATTAGGAGCTTTTAAATCAAAATGTAAAGCTGCTGGCGTTGCTACTGCAAGTTGGGTAAGTGGCATTAAAGATGCGTGGACACATTTTAGTTATTTTTTCGGTGCATCAAGAGTATTTTATGCCATTATTCAAAGGACTAAAGAGTTATATAATAATGTCAAAGAACTTGATACTGCTATGGTGGCTTTAAAAAAAGTTACTGATGAAACAAGCGGTACATATTCAAGATTCTTATCAGATGCAAAGCAGTCGTCAAAAGAATTGGGTGCAAGTTTAACAGACTTTGTAAACTCTACGGCTGATTTTGCAAAATTGGGTTACTCTATTAGTGATTCTTCTGAATTGGCTAAAGTGGCTACAATGTACTTAAATGTAGGCGATGATTTAGATGGTATAGATGACGCTACATCAACCATTGTGTCAACTTTAAAAGCATTTAATATGACCGCAAGTCAATCAGAAAGTATTATAGATAAATTAAATGAAGTTAGTAACCGATTTGCACTTAGTTCTGGTGACTTAGGACAAGGATTAGCAAATTCTGCGGCAGCATTATCAACGGCAGGCAATGATTTAAACGAAACAATTGCATTATTAACCGCTGGTACAGAAATTACTCAAAATGCTAATGAAATGGGTAACTCTATTAAAGTGTTAAGTATGCGACTTCGTGGTATGAAAGGTGAATTAGAGGCACTTGGCGAAGATGTAGATGATAATGTTGAATCCGTCTCAAAAATGCAAACTCAAATTTTAAATCTTACTCACGGTAAAGTTAATATATTTGAGTCTAATGGTGATTTTAAATCTACATATGAGATAATGAAAGAAATCAGTGAGGTTTATAGTAATCTTACTGATCCTGAAAAAGCTCAGTTATTGGAAACAATCGCCGGCAAACAGCGTGGCAACCAAATCGCTGCTATTTTAACCAACTTCTCTCAGGCTGAAAAATCATTAGCAGTATCTATGAACTCAACTGGTTCAGCAGCTAAAGAACAAGCGAAATGGATGAATAGCATTGAAGGTCGTTGCAATCAATTGCAGTCCGCATGGGAGTCTTTAAGTACAAGTATGCTTGATGACAAATCGGTAAAAAATACGATAGTTGGACTCACTGGGTTGGTTGATGCTTTAGATGACATTATCAACACTATTGGTTTATTTCCTACTGTTATTGGTGCACTTGGTCTTGGTTTACTAATAAAGAATATAAACAATATTAAATCTACTATAGTAGGCGTTAGTAGTGCATTATCTCAAGTCAATCAAGTAACCAGCCTTAATGCAAATGGACAATTGTTCACTCTTGATGCTAACGGAAATTCTACTGGTCAATTGACAGATGTTGCAATTATGAAATATCAGTCAGCATTGGAAGGATTGTCTGTTTCACAACAAAAAGCTGTATTGAGCAGTAGTGGATTAAATCAAGCAATGCAAGAACAAATTTTGTCAAGTAATCTTTTGGAAAATAGTACAAAGACACTTTCTTTAACAGACACTCAATTGCTTTTGTCAACTGCAAATATTAGTGAAGAAGAATATGCGAACATACTTGCTTTTACACAAGGTAAACTTGCCGTTGATGGATTAACAGATGGCACAAGGCAATTAAGTTTAACAAATTTAATGTTATTAAAAGAACAAGGTTTGTTATCAGAGGCAACTTATAAGCAAGTTGAGGCTTATTTGGTGCAAAAGAATACAATGAGCAAGTTAAGTGGAGCTGGAGTTTCTTTAAAGGCTATGTTTAAATCTGTTGGCACATGGATTGGTATAGCAACTATGGCTATTACTGCTGGCATTGCTATTTGGAACGCTTACGATCAAGCTCAGCAAAAAATTTATCAAGATACAATACAAAAGGCACAAAAAAGTGCAAGTAGTATTGAAAAAGTTTATCAAGCATGGGACAGCTATGCGTCACTTGATAGTTCTGCAACTGAAAAAGAAAAGCAATCTGCAATTGACAATGTTAATGAGCAGTTAAAAAATAAAATTAAGTTATTAAAAGATACAACTGATGCAGAGAAGGAATATGCTGACGCTGTTAAAGAATCAAATTCAGAAGATTTCAACAAAGCAAAAACTGATGCATATACTGCGGCAACGAAAGCAAAAGAAAAAATTAAGTCAAAATGGACTTCGGATTTTCAAAGAAGTATAGTATATAATGATACAGCTAATGATGGTGATAAACCAGAAATAAGTGATCAGGCTTATGGAATTATAAAAGACATATTAGGTAAATATGCTACTCAGAAATACACTAATGCCAAAGATATATATGGAAATGTAATTAGTGGCATTTCATATGGTCTTGGAGTAAATGTAGATACATCTGATATAAAATCTGTATTAGATTATTATGATAAAGTGCAAAAGGCTATTGCTGACATTGAAAGTGAGGCAGAAAAACTTGGCGGTAAACAGGGCGACAAATTATTGTCATCTGATGTATACAATCGTTTGAAAAGCATATTTGCCGATGATGAAAGTAAACAAGATGATTTATATGACTTAATTAGCAACTATGTTGATAATCAAGCAAATTATATTATTTCAAATACAGAGTCTGCTCTTGGACTGCCAACAAGTACAGAAGAATTTGCTAAATTTAAAGAGTCTTGTGAAAAGGCTACCGATTCAGAGACTGTTCAAGAAGCTGTATTAAATAGACTGTCGGAGCTATTTCCTAAATTAGCACAAAATACAGAAGAGGCTACTACCGCCACTACTGCATGGAATTATTCTATTACATCATCTAAAGTTGATGATAAACTTAGTTCTGCAAAAGATGCTTTAGATGATATCGGAAAAACTTATAAAACGCTTTCTGGCGTTGTTGAAGATTACAACACTAATGGATATTTAACATTAGAAAATCTTGATAGTATTATTGATGCTGGTGACGATTATATAAGTGCATTGTTTAATGAAAATGGACAATTGGAATTAAATAAAAATGCTTATATTAAATTGGCAAAAGCTAAGATTGAGAATTTAAAGTACACACAATTACAGTCTGCTTTAAGCGACATAAATGCGTTATCAAATGCCACTGAAGTTGCTACGACTGATAAATTAACTAATAGTACACTTAAACTAACTGAAGCAACTCTTACAATGGCTGCTGCTAAAAAAATTGCAGAAGGTATTGATCCGAAAAAAGTATATGGTGTTATTGATAGGTATTCTAAAATCATTACTATATATGATGAGGCTGAAAATCAATTAGAAAATAATACTGATGCTTTTTTTGGTTATACAAAATCTACCGATAAAGCGACTGACGCTTTAGAAAAGCAAAAGGACACTTTAGAAAAAAATAAAGATGCTTTAGAAAAGCAAAAGGACGCTTTAGAAGATGCGAAGGACTCTACAGAGAACGGTATAGATAGTATCAAAGACCTGATTGATTTAGTTCAGGAAATGATACAAAAAAATAAAGAACTTGAAAAAGAAGGTCTTGAAAAGCAAAAGAAATCTCAAGATGATATTATTGATAAATATAAAGAGCAGTTAGACCTTCAAGAAGAACAAATTAAAAAAGCAAAAGAATTAGCAGAAAAAGAATCTGATGTAGCAAAAAATGCTTTAAGTGTTGCAATTACAGGTCTTGACGATTCTTCAGCGGGTAAAAAGGCAAATAAAGAAGCTCTTGATTCTTACAAAAATAGCAAAGATGATTTATCTGACACACTTAGAGAAGATACATATAATGATCGTATAGATGCTTTAGATAAGTTAAAAGAGGCTAATGATAAGTATTATGATGATAAAATTCAGTTAATTGAAGATTATCTTGGTGATGAAGTACGATTATATAAAGATGCTTGTAGTATGATTGATAACGATAACGGACAATTGTATAGTCAATTATCCGCATATGTACAGCAATACACTACTACTTCTGAAGCCGAGTTTAATCATATGTGGACTGAGGCACAAAATGCTTTACAAGCATATAATACTGATAATTTATCGACTATTGATTTACTTAATGTAATGCAAAATCATATCTATGATTTGACAGGACAAATTGAAATTTATCAAACTCAAATTGATAATGTTAGCGATGCTATTGATAGTGTAAGTAGTTCTATTAATACTATTAAGGATAACATTAATAATAATGCCAATGCAATTACTAATAATGCACAAGCTGTTATGGACTACACTGATAAAGCTAATAAGCTAAAAGAGGCATTAGGCGAAGCTGTAGAAAATGGTAAGAAATTTCGTAAATTATATGATTCTCCTATCGGTCCGGTTCAGCAAAGAGACTATAACAACCCTAAACCATTTTTATACGGATCTCCTATTGGTTTTGTGGCTGGTAAACACGCAAGTGGTACAAAATCAGCCCAAGGTGGTTTGTCTATTGTTGATGAGGAAGGCATCGGTTCAGAACTTATCCCTACATCTCTTGGTAATGGCAGATATACAATCTTACCACAAGGCAACCCTGTGTTTAGCAAAGCGATGACCAATGAATTGTTTGAATTTGCATCAGCTCCAACGGATTATTTTGCACAAAAGTTCGGTTCTGAAATAACACCGAATGTTGTGAACAATAAATCAACTGTTGTTTCCCCTGCTATCAACATCAATGTGCAAGGTGATGCGACTCAGGCTACTGTTAATGCACTGCACAAGGAGTCTGAGAAAATTATGAATAACACTATCAAAAAACTTATGTCTTATACTGTTAATAATAGGCACTTGTAATAGTTTTTGTCAAACCGAAGAACGATATGCAGCTCCTCGGTTTGACAACATTGTCATATATCTATATATTCGTTCACAGTATTGTTATCATTATTGTCTATATAGTTACAAAATAGTAATTTGAGCAAGGTTTTAACAAAATTGTTATCAAAACAGTCAAATTTTACTTGACAAGTGTGTGGTTTTGCAATAGACTATTAATAGTTACATTTAAAAACATAGACACAGGTACTAAGATATGGGACGGATTGAGATATTTTCTATACATAATAACAACATAAGACGAAAACAATTAAGAACTTTTGAAAAAAATATTTCCATTTGGTTTATTGGTATATTGGTTAGTTCTATTCCCATACTATTTAAAACAATGAATTTAGTGTTGCATGGTCATGCAGAAGAAATTAGTTTTGTATCCATATTTTCAGACAAAGATATATTTTTCTCTATTTTTAGCATTGCTACATTGCTACTAGTAGAAATACTTTTAGTCGATGGAGCTAAAGGTGGTAAAGGTTTAAGGATATATTTATTAGGTATGATGACCATCCTGTTAGCATTATATACTATGGCTGTATTTAGTGACGGATGGTATCGTTATTTTAATCAAAATATAGCTATGTGGATAAATATTATATCATTGGCAAGTGTGATAGTCGTAGGTGTGTTACAGTTTTGTAGTCTAGCTACTATCAATTAATGCACGGAGGCATATTATGGAATATTTCTTTTTAATCTTATCTGGAATTGTTGGGCTTTTAGCTGTATTGCATTCGTTAGGACAGTTAATATCTGCTATCAAAAAACAAAAGCAAATCAAATATGAAACACATTCATCTCAAGAAAAATTATACAAGTATGAGCTAGACACAGATGTATGCAATAACAGAATTCGTGGTTCTGTCCGTATGAATCAGGGATACATCAAAAATGAAAACAATGTCAAAGCAGAAGCTGATGAAATTGTGTTTCCATAAGTAGGGGTAGATTATGACTGATTATCAAAATATATTTTATACTTTTTGGGAAAAGTATAATTATGTATATAATAAGCAAAAAGAGTTATGTATATTGTCTGAAGAGTATGATAATGAGTTATGTACATTTGTTCAACCTATTAAAGAGCAAAAAGATTCATTGGATCATATTACGAGAGCTTATAAAGATTATTATGACGGTATTGCTGGTAAAAACAGTACCGATGCAAACATTGAAGATAATTTAGATAAAGCATTGGGGCATATTTTTCGTGCCTATTACGACACGGCGGATTTTTTTAGCATTGTAATAAGGCGTACTTTAAGTATGCACTTGCAGCAATTTACATATAAGCAAATCATTACAGTATGGCGTGAGTATGAAGATAATCGCAGATGGTTAGTAACATTTCCTACACTTATGGCTGGATTACGAAATAATAAGGGTATAAATTCAAGTTTTCATGATATTAAAGAAAAGGTTGATGCGTATTATGAACCAATAGAGTATCTATTTGAATTATTTAACACATTTATGTTGGAAGTTTACCCTAAGTTATGCAAGCGATATGACCCGCCAGTAGATTAATTATTTTAAAACTAAATAGTAAAATATTGTAAGAGAAGATGAAATTTCATCTTCTCTTTTTTATTGCAAAATTAAAAGAAAGGCTGTCGGTTGACAGCCTTTTGTGTTACTTAGATTGTTCCATTTCGTGAGCTAAATAATGTATTGATTCATGATAAGTACACCAATAACTGTTATTAGCCCTTGGTCGGTCACATCCATCTTCAATACAAGTTGATGAACAATTTGAGCCAATTAATGAAAGTAACAGTATTACGCCCACTATAATGCCAATGGTAATCAATTTTCCACTATTGTTTTTAGTGTTATTTGCATTCATTATTCTTCACTCCCTTTTGTTTTATTTTACCATAATATTTTTATTTTTACAAGTCAGATTATATATTTATCTATGTTTTTATTAAGGAGGTGTTTTGGTTGTATAGAGATTGTTATTTTACCTATAATGATATATACTCAGGTGATTATAATTTAATTTTAGCTTTTATAAGTGACGATAGTAATGAGTTCGCAAGTGGAGGCGAATATGAACCCACTACTGTGGCTCTTCCCCATAATGCACAACAGCTTTTATACAATCTTAATTATGCTGAACATCCACTTGAATTTTCAGTTGAAATTATTAGTCCAGAAGATAATATTCCAGCCGAAATAATGATTGAAATTAAAAATTGGTTATTCGGACAAGACGGTTGGAAACGACTTTGTTTGCAAAACGAAACATCTGACTATTACCTCAACGCATTATTTATTCCTGACAGTGATATTACCGATGCACGAGGCTATAGGGGTTTGCGTTGTAAGGTACAAAATGATAGTGGATTTTGGTATCAGGACAATGAAGTTGAGTTTAAAGGGGTTGCAACTAAACCGTCAAATACAGGACAAACATTATCTTTTGAAACTACAATTGATATTGAAGGACAACCTATCAATAACAAAATTTGTCCTATTATTGATTTAAAGATCGGACACAACTGGACAGAACATCAAATAGATTACACATTATCGAATTATAGAGTGTATGTTGGAAATAAACTTAATAAGTCTATGTTCGTTTTCGATGCGAATGTGAATTATCATACAGATAAAGATGCCGTATACGAACTGGATACTCAATATGGAATGGTAACAATGAAAGAACCTAATGAAAGAACTTTTCATTCACTCACTCCCCCATTCATTCAATACAACGGAGTTATTAAAGATAATCTCGATTATGTATCTTTATTTTGGCTTGGCAATGGTCAAAATCAGATTTATCTATACATTAAATCCGCAGATAAAACTGACGCTAAACATAACTATGCTTACGATGTTTTCGATCCCGATAAAAGCTTAGTTTTAAAGTATACTACAATGCATAGGTTGGGTGGTATTTGATGCAAACACGAAATTACGCACAAGAGACTCCCGACATGGTGTTGTATAGACAGAATAAAAAGACCTCACTTGGCTATGTCAAAAATATACACAATTGGACTGCTGATTATAATTTTGGGACAGCTTCGGAAATGAGTTTTGAAGTACCCAAAAAAGTTTATGACACTCGTACCAATAGTTGGATGGATAATCCTAATTATGATAATCTAAAGCCTGATATGCTTTTGTATCTCAATGATTCAACTGAGTATTTTAAATTTACAGGAGAAAGTTATTATGCAGATTATCTGTATAATTTAAAAGGCGGAGGTACACGAAAAGATTATGAGTTATCGTTTGATGTTAATACAGCAATTAACAATTTCAGCATTAAAGATGAAACTATGCTTTTTGATATCGGCTCTACATACGGTTATGAGTGGGTGTGGGGTGGCATGATTAATGATGGGGTATTTAAAGATTATTCAGAAGATTTAGATTTGTACCAGCAAGGATGGTATGCCTACCAGTATTTAGCCTGTAAAAGTTTCATACCTGTCCATAAAGGAGATATCATTGCGACAAAATGTTTTGAGGGTGACACTTTACAATATTCATTCAAAATTCATTACTATAAGGAAGCTAACGCAGATAGTTGGCTTAAATCTGATGATAATTACTATCATTATACATCAAAAGAGCCATTCCGAAGATGTGTAGATTTTACAGTAAAAGATGGCGATGGTAACATTGAAAATAATACTGATACTATTGATGAAGGGTATATCCGAATAAGCCTTGTATGTAGCCGAGCGACATATAGCAACCACACTTATTATACATATATTCCCAAAGCCTCTTGGGTGCAAATTTTTTCGGGAGAAAGATTGTGTACACACTTTGAAACAAATAAAAATAAAAACTATGGCATACGAAATGTATGGTGGGTTATTACTAACACAGAAGAAATAAATGATAACGGAAGTAATGCTGTGCTAAAAGTAACAGCCCAGTCTTATGAGATGACTTTATCAAAAAGAGCGTTTTCTTTATCAAACAGTACATTACCACTATTTGTGCCTGATCATATTAACGACCTTGTTACCAGTGATAATTGGTATTACGATTGTTATGGCAACACAAGACATAAACAAAAGTTTGTCCGAGGATTGCTGAATCAAATACTTGACTATCTTCCACAATGGAAAATAGGATATGTTTCGCAAGCCGTGTGTGTTAGGTATAGAACACTTGACGATGTTGATAATGCAAATGTTTATACTTTTTTAAATAATGATATCGCTTCGTCATACCAATGCTATTTCATTTTTGATTCAGAAAATATGACAATTAATATAATAGATGGAAACATAGAGACAGAAGAGCGGCGGTATTATAATACTGATGAAAAATATTTAGGCACTCATTCTAAGGCAATGTTAACATGGCAAAATGCAATCAAAAATACGAATGTTCACACAACTGATGATAGGTGCATTAGTGCATTAAGAGTGCATACATCTAACGATCAATACGGATTAGGGTTAATCAACCCTACGGGAAATAATATATTGTACAATTTTAGTAGTATTGAAAATCAATTAGATTATGTAGCTGATGACACTAAAAACAGAACCTTAAAAGAAGCTCTGGCGATATGGCAGACGAACATTGAAAAACAATCTGTAGAATACGCTAATACAGGGAAATTGTTGATTGAGTATAACAAAAAGAAAATAGAGCAAGTTTCTAAAGTATCAAAAGCTTTAACAGCATACTTAATGGTCGCAGATACAATTAATACACATCTAATAGATAAATATGGGCTTAGTGACAAACCGCTCCCTAACTCTTCAAGTGGAGAGTTGCGTTATGCTTATCAAGTTCTTGTAGATGACCATGTGCGTACTCCGAGCGAAATGAAAAACCCACCATATGATTACATCAATTACGAATGTTATTACTCCAAATCTTTATATACAAAATTGTATTCGGCAGCAGAGACATATTGGAATACAAAAAATGATTATGATAACGTAGTAACCAAATACAACACATGTTATAACAAGATGCAAACAGTAGCTAAAAAGTTTACACTGAATTACAAAACGGCACTTCAGGCAAACAAAGACGGTATTGCAACAATCCTCTCCCCCGCTGAAATTTTAGAACTTCAAAATTACATTACTGAAGGCGATTGGACAAATGACAATATTGTATTTAGTGATACCTATTCCGCTAATGATATTATAACAACATTACAAGAAGCAATGGTTCAAGCTAAATCTGACCACGACAATTATCTCAGTAAGCAGTGTTATGAATTTGAGATTGAATCAGCGAACATATTAACAATTCCCGAAATGAAGGATAACATTAGAGATTTAACACTTGGTACAGCACTATCTCTTGAAGTAAAAGACGGTGATTGGCAGTATCCTATTTTGCTTTCAATCCATATAAATTATGACGATGTATCAGATTTTAGTTTGACATTTAATACAAACTATTCTGCCAAGCCTCTCAAGAAGAGATTTATTGATTGTTTCAATACGATTTCACAAACAAGTGTTAGAAATACAACATTTAATTTTACAGAATAATAGGTGGTGATTATATGATTATTAGACATTTGAGCATTGATTGTGCTTATATTAATAAGGTGCTTGAACCAATCACACAAAGAGAACACGGTGTGACTGAGTTTGAGATTGAGATTAAAAATCACGGTGCTGATATCGACCTTTCGGAATGTACGCTTGCCACCTATTATGGATTAAAGCCAGACGAACACAAGGTAGGCGTTGAGTGCAGAGTAGATAAAGATAAAGGTTTGATTTATTTACCTTTGTATTTACAGATGACAACGGCTGAGGGTGTGTTAAAAGGCATTGTAGAATTACAGTTCCCTGAAGGTAATGTAAGATTTTCAGGCGTTAATTTTAAGGTTTCTTTTGCACCAGATGACACCAAGATTGAAAGCACTGATGATTTTAACATCTTAGAAAATTTTATCTCTAAACCGACTACAAACGGTGTTGTCGGACAAGTGTTGTCTATAGATAATGACGGTAACACTATTTGGCGAACACTTAAAGAGTTTGACGGTGATTATGCACATTTGGACAATAAACCTTCTATCAATGGCGTTGAACTTAACGGAGATAAGTCGCTTGAAGATTTGAACATCAAGCAAACCTATACTGCCGATGATATTCCGTTTGCAGATGGTGAGACTTTCCAACAGAAATTCAACAATGGTGAACTAAAAGGACAAGATGGTGTTTCGGGCGCTGACGGAATTACTCCGCATATTGGTGATAACGGCAATTGGTTTATTGGCGAAACAGATACAAATAAACCGTCACAAGGTACAAACGGTGTGAACGGAAACGATGGTGTAGGTATTACAAAATCCGAAGTTAATACAAGCGGAGAACTTGTAATTACATACTCGAATGGAGATTCAACAAATCTTGGCAAAATCGTAGGTAAAGACGGTCTTGACGGTACAAATGGACAAAATGGTTTATCAGCTTATGAAATCGCAAAAAATGGTGGTTTTATTGGTACTGAAGAAGAATGGTTAAAATCTCTTAAAGGTGCTGACGGAGCTAAAGGCGAGCAAGGTGAACAGGGAATACAAGGTGCACAGGGTATTCAAGGCGAAAAAGGTAAGGATGGCGCTGACGGTAAAACTCCAGTTAAAGGTATAGATTATTTTACTGCTGAAGATAAAACTGAATTTACTGCCGAAGTTACCAAAAGTTTTGAGAATAAAATAACGAACAAAGCTGATTTAATTACAACTTATAATATTTTTGATTTTAATATTTGGGCGAAAGGGTTACAGAGTCTTACTAATCCGGTTTACAGAGGTACTCTTGACAACGTGGATTATACCGAAAAATCATTTACTTTAACAGCCACTGAACCCAGGGCATACACAAACGGATGGGTTTCATCATCACAATATCCGCAATCTATGAGAATAGCAGTTAAGCCTAATACAAAATATTTATTCTCGTGGCTTCCTTCCTCTACCAATTGTGGAGCGTATGTTTTTCTGAATGGAGTTAATTCAGATACTACTCGCTTTGAACTTAGAAAGGGTTTTGGTTCATTTACAACAGTAGAGGATACCGCTTATATTATGATTCGGTTTGATTATGACGGAACAGGATTCTTCAAAGTGTCCGAAATTATGATTACCGAAAAAGAATCAATTTATTTACCGCATAAAGTGGCAGAAGGCGTTCCAGAGATTGCAAATAAAGTTTCGGCATTTAAAAAGACAACCCAAGAGGTTGAGGATATTAAAGCATATATCGGATATACGGATGAGGACATAGTAGGACTTTGCGTCGATTATGAGAATAAGACATTTACTCGGCTCGCAGGAGCGGTCGGATTGTCGGCAGATTCAGACTTTGATAAATTTACGATGTACGGCGGACGAAAAAGGTGTAACGTTTCTGATAATGGAACAATCACAGCATACTACGGTGATGAAAATTATATCGAGGACGGTTCCAACGGTCAGGTTATGGTTTATCAGCCAGCATTTTATTATAAAGTTGTTCCACTCAAATTAGAAAAAAACACCGATTCAGGAATCGGCTATCATTTGCGTAAAGTGAACTATTATGTCAGTCCGAAACCAAAAACGGGGTTCAAGCTTCATCCAGCATTCTATGATGAAAACGGCAATGCGATTAATTACATACTTTTCTCAGCCGATGAGGGAAGTATGTATGATGTTTCCGCTAAAGCTTATGTTAATGATAATGTTGATTCTATCACTTACGAGGATGGTGATTTACTTTGTTCAGTCGCAGGAAAGAAACCTATCAGCGGACTCAGACAAGGAATTGGAACTAAGTCAAATTTAGAAACTATGGCACAGAACAGGGGCGCAGGCTGGCATTTGGAAACAATTAAGGCTACAAGTGCAAATCAACTTCTGATGATGGTTGAACTTGGAGTGATGAACACGCAGACGAGCGTCGGTCTGGGTGTTGTTTCAATTCCAGACAACGGTTCATATAACTGCTCAAGTCTTACAGGCTCAACCGCTGACCTCGGAAACGGCACAGGTCAAGCAAAAGAAACTATTAATGAAATAGGCGGTATTCAAACTACTGAAACAGTAAACGGAAAAGTTGCGGTTACATACAGGGGTGTTGAAAATCCTTGGGGTAATATCTTTAAGCACGTTCAGGGCATCAATGTCTGGGGCGACGGCTCTATGGGTGGTGGTCAGCCCTATGTTGCGAACGGCTTCACATTCAATGAATCGACACATTCTGATAATTATGCCCCTGTCGGTTTTACCCTCCCGAATGCAAATGGCTATATCAAAGCTATGGGATATGGCTCAGAGGAATATGATTGGCTGTTAATGCCGTCAGAAATCGGCGGAACAAGTGCTTTGCCTGTCGGTGATTATCTCTATATCGCATCAAATTGGAACGGTTACCGTATTATCCAATTGGGCGGTGGTTGTCGTAGTGGCAGTAACGCGGGCAGCTTCTATTATACTGCCAATGGTGGTGTTGGAGACCGTAGTCGGAATGCTGGTGGTCGTCTATTGTACGTACCAACTGCTAAAGTATAAGGAGGAACAACTATGATTGATTATGGAACGGTAAGAAGCACGGTAAAGCCAAATAAAATCGAAATTGACGAATATTCGGTGTGGGTGAACAGCAACATCAAAGAAATTGAGGTACAGTTAGAAGATGAAAGTCATACTGAGTACGAATATAATCAGGTGCGCTATAAAAAGGATGAATACATAAAGCTGATTGATGAGAGGAACACAACACTCGAATCACAGCTTACCGACACTCAGCTTGCACTATGCGAAATATACGAAGGGATGATGTAAAAATGGTAAAAATTTACGCAGAATTAATCCGTAAAGGCTTAAAAACTATTGACGATGTTCCTGAAAGAATCAGAGCGAAGGTGCAGGAAATTTTAAATAATTAATAGGAATGATAGTGAATTTGAAGAGTTTTAAAAGGAGGGTTTTAAAGCCAAATTATTCGTTATAGTGTACAAGTAATTTTTTCTATTTATGGAAATACAATGTATCTATTAACGAAGTGATAAGGAGGAGAATAATGAAAACCTACAATAAAATATATACAGTACACGCTTGGAAAGACAACAACAAGTTTTTTACTGTGACACAAGGCGAGGGCGGTATCAAATATCCTCGCCTTATGGTCGTGGATGATAAAGGGGCAATCGACTTAACTGGTTCGGCAGTTACATACACAATAACTCTCCCTCGTGGTTCTGAAGAAATTGTTGACGCAACAATTATAGACGCTAAGCGAGGCGTTGTTGAATTTGAAGTTAAACCCTCTATGACTGCTTATGCAGGTGTGGGTGAAGGTGAACTTAATATCACCATTGATAACAAGGTTTTGAAAATTAGCGGTATTAATCTCACTATTAACAAGTCAACCAGTGGTCGTGTAATTGAAGCAAGTGAACAGTTTAGTGCGTTATTAGCCTTGATATCCAAATATTCTAACATCAATCCTGAAAACAAGGATTTGAAGATTTTGGAGAACTCTGATATTACGGACACGGCTAAGAATTATCCAAGCATTAAATATCTCCTAAATAATTTTTGGAGTAACAATAATTTGTCACTATTGAGTGCAACTGCGTATGGTATTAGCAATTCAGGAGTAGTGACAAGCTTATCGAAAATACCGACAGCTTCGTTAAGCAAAAGATGTCTTTATTTTCCAGCAGGTACTTATAAGTGTAATGGTATTGCTTTGTCTAATATTGATAACTTGACCATTATTTGTGATAATGCTAATTTTGTATTTTACAATCAAGCTACTAATTCGACAGACGCTGCTGAAACGACTGTGCAAGGTTCGTTTTTTAAGTTTACTAATTGTAATAACTTAACAATTATCGGGGGTTGTTTCGATGGACAACACAAAGTGTCTCAGTGTATTACATTAGTTGGTTGTCAAAACAGTAATACCATAAATGCAACCATTAAAGGTGCAGGAAACAAAGCATCTTCATTTGCTGCTGGTATTAATTTAATTAGAGACTGTTCTCAGTTTAATATCAATAATGTTATTGTATCTGACATTAAGGCTGGTACTGTATCTGAGGATACATTTATCCACGCAGTCGGTATAGGAGTGTCAAGTGTTAATGGTGAGTTTAGTCAGCACGGATATATCAGCAATTCTCAAATTAGCAACATTAATGGATACAAAGTTGGCAACAAAGAGCCTGATGGAGATGGTATTTATTTAATTCAAAGACCTTCTGCTGACTGTAGTGGTGATAGCTATATTACTGTATCCAACTGCACAATTACTGACTGTGCAAAAAGAGGCATTAAAGTAAGTACAAGATATACCAACATTGATAATTGTTACATTGATATTGATGGTTGGGGTGCGGCAATTGAAGCACAATACGGTAAGATGACACTTAGAGACTCAACAATACACAATAAGTATGCAAGTTGTGTAACTCTTGATTGGGATAACGGCACTAATTATATTGACAACTGTAAACTTTATGGAGCAGATAAAACTGAAACATCTACGCATGGAGACAAATACACTGGCAATGGCATTGTGCTTAATCAGAGACTGTCTGTAACAGGTACATATTATACCAATGAACCATGTAGTGTTATTGTACGACATTGCACAATTGAAAATGTGACAAGTCCGTTAAGATCAGGGTATGCAGCAGGATTGACTTATCAGTATCAGTCTATCATTTTTGACGATTGTCAAATAGGACATTATCGTGGTGTATCTGCAATTATGTTTGATGCAAGTATGATTTCGGCAATTAATAAATTATCTTTATCTAATGTTAATTATAAGTATGGTACAACTGAAAACGAAGTACAAACTGCAAATAATCAATACTTTGGTTTGACGAATAGTGGTAATACTCTCGATATTGGTTCAACAACATATGTTAAGCCTAATCATATGGTGTATACCAATAATCTTACAGACGATTATAATAAATTGTTTAGAATGTATGACTTGTTAGATAGCGACTTTGGTGCGCCAAAAGCTAATGTATCAGATGTGTTAGAGGATGCTCCAAATATTTTATCGTGTACTAATGGTACATACACAAGCAAAACCAATACTCACTTTAGTGTCGTAGCAACAGACAATACATTGAGTATTAAATGCGATACAGCATACACAAGTGGCAAGTCTTTCGTCTATGTTAAGCTCGATTCATTGGAATTGAAAGGCGGTACATATAATTTCTATATAGATAATATTACACCAGTTTCATCAGATGTGACAATTACTTTCGCAGATTCGTCTTATAACATAATTGATACATCTCTGGAGTTAGCGTTAAACAAGACTTCCAAGTCACTGATTGTAGATGGTGTAACTAAACCTATTACATATTTACGAGTGAAGCTTGCAGCGAACAAAACAATTGATATGCAATGCACTGTATCTCTTGCTAATCGCAATAAAGTCTTAAAAGGCAATCTTGAGGCAAGAGTTGCAGCGCTTGAAAAAATAATACAAACAAAGGAGTAATAACCAATGTGGTGATTGAATGAGTAATGAAATAATTGAAATCATTAAGACTATTAGTGTATGCTTTGGTTGTGCTACTGCTATATTAACAGTGTTGACTGCTATCGTCACTCCTCTACGCCGTAAAATAATCGGTTGGGTGCGAAATACAAACAACACTAATGACACAATAGAGAAACTGAACAAAATTGAAGAAATGTTAGAGTCTCATATTTCTCTTGATACAGAGAAGTGGGATATGTCGGTTAAGTTGGCTGAAGCAGTGAAGGCAGGTTTGAGAAATAGTATCTTAGAGTTGTGTGACAAGTGCATTGCAAAAAATAGTATCACCTCGATACAAAAGCTCAATTTGATTGACCTGTATAAAGAGTATCACAATCTCGGAGGAGACACATATTGTACTGATAGATATAAACTGGCATTACATTTGCCAGAAAAGAATATTTAAGGAGTTGGTTATATGATTAACTGGACAGTAAGATTTAAAAATAAAACATTTTGGCTTGCACTTATTCCTGCGGCACTTCTGTTTATTCAGGCAGTAGCTAAAGTATTTGGGTTTGAGCTTGATTTTGGTGAACTTGGCAACAACCTTACGGCGGTAGTGAATACCATATTTGCTTTGCTTGCAGTGCTTGGTGTTGTGGTCGATCCTACAACTAAGGGTACATCAGATAGTGAACAGGCTATGACTTATGGTGAGCCTAAGTAATTAAATACAATACATAAAATTAGCACTCATCTCTTAATTGAGGTGGGTGCTTTGTAATTTAAAACAGATGAAGGTGAGGAATAATTATGACAAATGCAAATTTTATTGAACTTGCAATATCAGAGGTACGCAGGTATGTTTTAAATCACTTAGATAAGTCAGATGGTACACCTGTTTTTGACATTTTTGTAGTGTGGTCATGTAAGACTTTGCAAAACCACAAATGCCTTATTAGCACAACATTACACGATGGTATGTACTACGAATGCACATACAATGGCGATAAAAACGAAATGTATCTTGACGCATACAAAAAGTTTGAAAACAAAAAAATTATTTGTGAAAGCGAGGAATAATTATGAGTAATTCAAAACTTGTTGATTACACAAAATTAAGCCCAAACCACAGCGGTAAACGCACACACAGTATTGACCGCATTACTCCGCATTGTGTTGTAGGTCAGTGCAGTGTTGAAACCCTCGGCAATATTTTTATGAACACAGCTTGCGATGCAAGTTGTAACTATGGTATTGGTTATGATGGCAGAGTATTGCTTTGTGTTGATGAAGGTAATCGTTCTTGGTGTAGTTCGTCAAATGCAAATGACCAGAGGGCGGTAACAATTGAATGTGCAAGTGACACAACCGCACCGTACACGATGAATAGCAAAGTATACAACAAACTTGTTGACTTATGTGTTGACATTTGCAAGCGAAACGGCAAAACTAAACTGCTTTGGTTTGGCAATGAGAGCAAGACGCTAAATTATTCGCCAAAGTCGAATGAAATGGTTTTAACTGTACATAGATGGTTTGCAAATAAATCCTGTCCGGGCGATTGGCTTTACAACCGTCTTGGTAATCTTGCAAAAACAGTAACTGCAAAACTTGGTGGTAAAACAACAGATACGGAGGAAGAAGAAATGATTAAATACGGTTTACATAACACAGCTATACTTGCATTCAAGAAACAGTTGATTACACTCTATAATATGGGTATCATCAAGACAAAGGTTGACAACTCGGACGGTTTCGGAGATGGCACTTTAAAGGCTGTAAAAGAAGCACAGAAAGCAGGTAAGGTCACAGTTGATGGTATTGTTGGAGAAAAGACAATCAATGCTATCTATCATCTTATTAATGACGGTATTCGAGCAAAAGACACCAAAATCGCCAATGCTAAAAGGGCACTTGGCTGACAGACCAAAAGATAACACATAAGTTCGTACTGTGATACTTTAGGGTATACGGTCTTGGTATTTCTGCAATGTTTTTCGAGCTTGTGGGGCATAATATATTAGTGATCGCCCTGTGATAATCTGAGGATTCACAGGCAATTATGACATTTAGTGTCAGCCCACTTGGGCAGATTTGTATAGTGGTAACATCTACCTTTAGATGTCAGGAATGCGAACGCAACTACCTTTCTGTAGAATACAGATGAAATGGTTTAGATTCTTGGTCGTAGCACGATGCCAGCGACTCAAAATAATTGGACAGCGAGCGAAGATAAGACTATGGTTGACCAACATAGAGGAAGATAAAGAGGTGGGTTGGTTTATGGCGTACCAATGGTCATAAACGCCAATTTCGTTTTTTTAGAAAGGATGTTAAAAATGTCAGTGCTTGCAGTACCGATAAGTCAGTCTTTCGAGGTAGATAAAAATAAAGTTAAAGATTTTGACAATCAGTCTCACCACAAAAAGCAATGGATATTAGATAGATTATCTAAGTATAATAAAAATGAAATCAAATGGGATTAAAATAATCCTTTTAAATGATTGTCGCCCACCACTGGCGACTAATAAGTGACTGGCTCGATAAATATGTTTCGCATCCGACCAGCGAATAATAAATCGGTTGAATTTTAATCAAGTTAAAAATTGGTAACAAATGTACATTTGATGACTAAATATAGGTAGACTTTTAATACGCTTAGGGAGTATTATGTAGGTACAAGGAAAGGTGTATATTATCGTACACATTCACATATCATAATAGTACCATTATTAAGGTGTGTGTGTTATGTGCTTTTCCTTTAGAAAAAAGAATAAGAAAGGGAGTAACGATATGGCAGTTATGCAAAAACCAAGACAGGCATTCATCCTTGACAGCAAGAAAGCTAATGATTTTTTTAGCATTAAGTCATCTAAGGAGCATAATAAAATCATTGAGAAGAGAGCACAGTCGTTGCGAAAAATTCTTAAAGATGAAACTAAGAAGAAGTAAAAAGTTTGCCAAAGAAGAGTTGTTTAGTTTAAAAAGATTAAATGGTAAAACTTATAAGTATTGTAAAAATTTTAATTGTGGCAACGATTATTTAAACCAGTATGCAATAGATACTTCTACAGATATTACAGATGCTGTGAGCTTTATGTATGTCGATAACAAAACAAATAAAGCTGCGTGTATCTATTCATTGTCTTGTTCAAGTATTATACATAACAGTGGCGACAACTTATCTCTTATTCCTGCGGTTGAAATAAAAATGTTCGCATTAGATGTGGCGTATCAACATAGGGATTACTCTGATAATCCAGAGGACGGAACTTATGGAGATGTATTTTTGTCGTTTATAATTTCGACAATTAGAGATTTCAGCGAATCACAATGTGGATGCGATTATGTGGTGTTGTACTCTGTGCCACAAGCAGAAAGTTTTTACAAAAGGAACTTCTTTGAAAAGTTTGCAAGATATATGCAACCAGACAAATCAATTATTAATACAGACTGTGTTCCTATGTTTCATAGACTATAAGACAAAATAAGGTATCAAAAACCATTAGGTTTTGTATTGAGAGGGTTAATGACTTTCCCATAGTTTTTAAATTTTTAGGGGTAACTCAAATCGAGTTACCCCTATTTTTTTTGTATTTTATTTCACAAAATCCAACGAACCAACTGCTTCAATTTTTTCCGCCTGAATAATATGAATGTAGGTGTTGTAGGTTATCGTAGTGTCTGCGTGTCCTAATAATTGACTAATTATTTCTATGTCCACATGATTACGAAATAACTGTGTGGCAAAGGTGTGACGCAATGAATGAACACTGTACGAGGTGCTTATACCCGCCCGTTTAAGCATATATTTTAAACTTCTGTTTAAATTAGATGAACTATTAGGATTTCCATTCTCGTTAGCACATACCAACTCGTATTTTTTATTGCAATCCCATAAACCTTTTAAAGCTCTTTGAGCTTCTTTGTTTAATGGAATAATTCTTGTACTGCGTGTTGTCTTTGGAGAATGTTGCAATACCATTGTAGTTGCATAAGGTTTTTTGGTTCGAGGATTAATATTATTTTTATCCCGATTTAATACTGTAACATAACTCTTATTAACAGTAATTGTGTGGTTTTGAAAGTCAACATCATCCCAAGTTAAAGCTGTTGCCTCTCCAAATCTTAAGCCAGTATTGAGCAAAAATACAATAAATTCTCCTCTGGAGTATATTTTTGTTCCATTAGGATGTGTTTTATACGCCAGCTCGGTTAATTTCTTTACTTCTTCCTCACTTAATGCTGAAACCTGTTTAGTATCCACCTCAGCTTTCAATGATGCTGGCAATTTCACATTAAGTGCTGGGTTTATTGTTACTTCATTATTTTGCATCCCTAAGCGATATTTTTGTGCTATTGTTGTTTTTACTTTATCTATTTGGGATAAAGAATACCCCTGTTTTACCATTTTGTTTATAAGGGCTTGCACATCTTTAGATGTCAACTGGTTAATTTGTATATAGCCAAAATTTGGAATAATAAATTTATTGATCGTTCTTTCTTTTGCATCAAAACTTTTCGGTTTTAAGGTGTATTTTAATTCCTTATACAACCATTCTGAAAACCAATCCTTAATTGATTTAGCTAATATGATATTGCCATCGTTTTTAACAAACTCTTCACTTTTCTCTCTTAGTTTTCTCTTTACTTCTTGCTGTGTTTTTCCGTAGACGGTAATGCGTTTTGGTTTACCGTCAGCTTTATATCCGTACTGAATTGAACCCATCCATCTTCCGTCTTTTCGTAGGGTAATTGAACCTGCTCCGTTGTCTCTTCTGGTACGAACTGGTTGATTTGTGTTTTTGTCATTTTTTGTGTTTTTCAT